AGTCATTAATAAAATCTTCATCATTACCTGAAGAACTTAAAAAGATAATGTTAAACGCAGATAAAGTTGAAATAAAATGAGTGAACAAGTAAATCACCCTCAACATTACGGAGGATCAGAAAACCCATATGAGGCTATCAAGGTAATTGATGCTTGGGAATTAGGATTCTCATTGGGAAATACAGTTAAGTATATATCAAGAGCCGGTAAGAAAGAATCGGATAAAGAGTTACAGGACCTTAAGAAAGCGTTATGGTACTTGCAACATCATATAGAAACATTAGAGAAAAAATGAAAATAGTAGTAACAGGAGGAGCGGGGTTTATTGGTTCCGCATTTATAAACCACCTATTAGATAACTTTGAATGTGATGTTATTTGTGTTGATAAACTAACATATGCTGGTCGTAGAATGAATCTTAAACACAATGTTTCTTTTTTACAAAAAGACATTTGTGATGTAACGGCAGATGAACTTGGTGATTTTGATTACATCGTTCACTTTGCGGCTGAGTCTCACGTCGACAATTCAATTAAAAATGGGTTACCATTTGTTAGAACTAATGTTGAGGGGACATTTAATTTATTGGAAATATCAAGAAAAAATAAAAACATTAAAAAATTCATACACATTTCAACCGATGAGGTATATGGTGATATGGATGAACACATCGCAATTAATCATACCGCAACTGAGGGTGATGATCTTAAACCAAGTTCATATTATTCGGCAACAAAGGCGGCTTCAGATTTGTTAGTGTTATCTGCAAATAGAACTTATGGTTTACCATATCTAATTACAAGAACTTGTAATAACTTTGGTGAACATCAGTTTGAAGAAAAATTCTTACCTACAATTGCAAGATCTATTAGTGAAGGTAAACCAATTCCTGTGTATGGTGATGGTAAACAAGTTAGGGAGTGGATGTATGTTTATGATAATGTTAAAATAATTTGTGATTTAATGTTTGATGATGAGGTTGTTAACCAAGTCTTTAATATTGGGACAGGAAATAGAATGACAAATTTGGACATTATTAAAAATATTTCTTATATTTTAAACAAAGAGGTTGATATTAAATACGTTGAAGACAGATTAGGTCACGATAGGAAATATGGTTTAAACTCCAATAAAATGAGAAGTTATTATCGTAACAGGTATGGTGAGTTTCATGTTGTAGACAAAACTTTATCTGAGTATTTGGAAAAACAATATGGAGAAAAAAACTAATAAAGGTTTAAATAAAGAGATAAACGTATTAGGGGCAATTACAACCCCGGCAGAATTAATTAGAGAAACCATAATAAATTTTATGTGGGGACTATTAGGAAACTCTGTTGTTGTATTTGTGTCCAAAGAGTTAGACTTTATGGTATTAATAAACTATATTATATACTATATATTAATATCCTACATTGTTAATAGAAAGAAATATGAAACAATGTTAGGGAAGTTCATAGTACTTCCTGGGTCGGCAGCAATGGGGGCTTTTACTGGATATAAACTGGCACAAATAATAGTTAATATGTTATGATATGGAATAATAATGATTGGCAAGGTAGGTCAAAAAAACAGGTCGAAAGAAATTATAAAGTGTTCAAGTACTCACTTATACTTGCGTTTATTGGAACAATACTTTTATTAATAATATCAATTTTAAATTAAGAAAAATGGGGTTAACTTTAACACAAAAAAATTACATACAAGATCAGTATGAGGGATTAAAAAATGACGAACAAACACTCGGAGAAGTACACGAAATAATTGTAGATTTTTGTGTTGACAACTACATTGTTGACTTATCTAATGATGAAGATGGTGATATGTTCGAAGAGTTTTCAAATGATGTATGGGATTATTTAGAAACAATAAAATAAAGAGATGATAGAAACAGGAAAAATTATAAACGGAGATTGTGTGGAAGTAATGAAAACATTACCACAAGGATCCGTTGACTTAATCGTAACATCACCACCTTATGGTGTTGGTATTGCATATGATGTTCACGAAGATGATGTTGAATTTGAGGACTATTTGGTATTTGCTAAGAATTGGTTAACCGAAGCTTACAATGTATTAAAAGATGATGGTCGTATTGCTCTTAACATTCCTTATGAAATTAACAGACAAAAGAAAGGTGGAAGAATATTCTTTGTTTCTGAGATGTATCAGTTAATGAAACAAATTGGATTTGGATTCTTTGGTATCGTTGACCTTGAGGAACAATCACCACATAGATCTAAAACTACCGCGTGGGGTTCTTGGATGTCACCATCTAGCCCATATATCTATAACCCAAAAGAGTGTGTTATATTAGCGTATAAGAAACATCACATTAAAAAAGTTAAAGGTGAACCGCAATGGAAGGGAGTCCCAACCGAGATCGAACAAGAAGATGGGACATTAAAGAAAAAAGTCGTATATGAAGAGACGGATAAGAAAGAATTTATGGAGCTTGTTTTTGGTCAGTGGAATTATTTTGCAGATACAAAATCACTCACCAAGGCGACCTTCTCCATGGACATCCCAACAAAGGCGATTAAGATATTATCCTACAAGGACGATGTAATTTTAGATCCATTTGCTGGTTCAGGAACAACATTGGTTGCGGCGGAGATATTAGGTCGTAGATGGTTGGGAATTGAATTAAGTCCTAATTATAAACATATTGCCGAAACTAGAATTAATTACTTTAAGGCTTTAGATCAAATAAAAGAACTCCCACTATAATCAGTGGGAGTTTTCCTTTTTACATAGTATTTATAACAAATTTAATATTATGGAAGATGAATATGAATATGGTGATCACAGTATTTGTGAATTTTAATTAATACTCACCCATTTATTTTTGAAGTTAACATTACTTGCACAATATCTTGCGTAATCATTCACGATAGGTCTTCCTGTATTATAACATCCACAAACAATAGACCAATCTTTGTATCTTGAATATAATCTATTAAGTAGTTTCATACTCGTCTCAACATTCAATTCAATATCTGTTGTCAATCTTTTTTTACTATAATTAACTTTATTAATGTAATCAGATGTTGTTGGCATAATCTGCATTGGACCAACCGCACCAGCAAAAGACTCTTGGTATGGGTTGTACTTCCAATGGAAAGGACCTAAGTATCTTGTTTCCATGTAGGCTACGTTGTATGCGATGTATTTAGGAATCTCATATTCGTCACTATACTTTTCAATCAACTCGTACATCTTCATTGATGTTGGGGATTGAATACTTGAATAATCATTTGACCCTGAGAATATTGAATCGGTTGATAATGGGGATTCAGACATAAACCCAAAGATGATGAATACCCCAACACATAAACCAAGATAAGTTATTTTAGATAATTTAAGGATATTCATAGTTTCTTATTTTGTTTGGTCAATAAAAATGTTCTTAGCGTAAAGTTTAAAAATAGACATACCGATAGAGTCTTGATAAACGGTATAATCACCTGTAGTCTTATCGATCACAATGAGATGGTTATGTTCATCTATCGCTAAATTAACTTGGGACCTGTTCACTTTAACCATTTGGATAGTTGGTTTCTTTGGTCCATATTGTTGGTTATAAAGATAACCCACGGAGAATCCACCTAGTAATGATACTACTATGAAAACTACAACACCTAACGACTTGAATACTGATTTTTTTGCTTCTAAAAAATTTGTGATTTTCTCTTTCATAATATATATTTTTAATTGGTTTAAGCTAATTTACATAAAAACTTTGGATTTGCAATTTTTTTTTTGTTGAAAAGTATTTATAAGTATGAAGAAAAAGTTAATAACAGAATCAGGAATTAGAAACATCAGAGAATTATCTAAAAGATATCCTGAGGCTAAGATATATTTTCACCAAGATTTAGATGGTGTGACCACCGCATTAGGTATGAAAAACTACTTAGAACAAAATGGTATCAAAGTGGTTGATGCTGAGATCATCCAATATGGTGATAAAGAATTTGCAATTAAGAAATTAGATGCTGAGGGTGATGTAATGCCGGTGTTAGTTGACTTTGCTCACGGGAAACCGATGTTCGTTATACATACGGATCACCACGACACTCAAGCTGGTGTTGAACAAGGTACATCAACTAATTTTAAATCTTCAAGATCAAATGTTGAAACTATTTCTCAAACCGTATCACCTAAGGAGATTTTCCCAAATGATGACATTACATTAATATCTACGGTTGACTCCGCTAATTATGCTCAATATGATATTACACCCGAACAAGTAATGAACTATTTGTTTAAGGTTGATAAAGATCAATCTTTACAAAGAAACAAAATGGTAATGGGTATGGTAACTAATAAGTTATTGTTAGCATTCAAAAACAAACCAGGGTTCTTGGAA